GAGGCCAGCAAACTTGGGATAACGCCGGAACAGTATGCGGCACAGGTTATGAAGGAGATGACCAATGGCTGACATCGCGGCAGACGAGCGCACGCCACGAGAGACCGAATCTCGTGAAGCTGGTGAGAGGAGTAAGTCTTGGGAGCCCCCTCAGGTATTACCTGATCCTGCCCCGCAGGATGGGTGGGTTTTCCGCTGGATCAGAACCTCCATCATGGGAAATCAGGACAATGTAAATGCGTCCAAGAGATTCCGTGAGGGGTGGGAACCTGTGAGGGCGGAAGATCATCCGGAGATGATGATGGCCTCTGATAGAGGCAGTGATTATGTCGGGAATATCGAAGTGGGCGGTCTTCTTCTGTGCAAAACCAGTGCAGATAATTTCAAGGCTCGATCCGAGTACTATGCCAATCTGGCTCACCAGCAGAACGATGCGGTTAATCGTAACTTCATGCGAGAGGATGATCCGCGTATGCCGAAGATCAATGAGTCGTCTACGCGGGTGACTTTCGGTGGTGGCGCCAAGCCGTTGTAGGCTTGGGTCGCTATGCTCCAACCTGTCCTTTGAAGGAGGATAACCTAGATGGCTACTACAGCAGCCCCCTATGGTTTCCGTCCCGTTGGTGTTCTTGGCGCAGGCACTTTTTCTGGTGCCACACGGCAATACAAGGTTACCAACAGTTACGGAACCAGTATCTTCTACGGGGATGTCGTCAAAATCGTAGCTGCCGGAACTGTAGAGAAAGACACCGGCACGACGGCGATGACTCCGTTGGGGATTTTTGTCGGGTGTAGTTACACCGATCCCGGCACTAACCAGCCCACTTATGCTCAGATGTGGACGGCCAGCACTTCGGCCACCGACATCAAGGCCTATGTGGTGGACGATCCGAATATCGTTTTCCAGGCGCAAGGCGATGAAGCAATCGCCCAAACTGGCCTGGGCAATAATGTTGCGGTTGTTCAGACTGCTGGGTCCACCTCGATTGGAACGTCCAAGAACGCCATTGATGGCAACACCATTGCGACGACAAAGACCCTGCCGGTTAAAATTCTCGGCTTTGTTGAGGGTCCGAACTCGACGGTTGGCGACACTTACACGGACGTTCTTTGTAAGTTCAACGGTCCTGGCGATGCCACGGGCGATTCTTGCGCTGCTCATCAGTTGCAAGATTCAACCGGTATATAGGGAGGGCTTGAGCTATGGCTATTTCAAGAGCACAAATGCTCAAAGAACTCCTGCCGGGGATCAACGCTCTGTTTGGTCTGGAGTACTCAAGGTACGAGGACGAGGCGGACGAGATTTACGAAACGGAATCCTCCGAGCGGTCTTTTGAAGAAGAGGTCGCGCTGGCTGGTTTCGATGCCGCTCCCGTCAAGGACGAGGGTTCGGCTATTTCGTATGACAACGCGCAGGAAACCTTCACCGCGAGGTATAACCACGAGACGATTGCAATGGGGTTTGCGATCACCGAGGAAGCCATGGAGGACAATCTCTATGACAGCCTCAGTGCTCGTTACACCAAGGCGCTCGCTCGTGCGATGGCCTACACCAAGCAGACCAAGGCGGCCTTCCCGCTCAACAACGGGCAATCCGGCGGCAGCTATCAGTCTGGTGACGGTGTAACGCTGTTCAATACCGCGCATCCACTGGCTTCTGGCGGGACCAACTCGAACACCCCGTCAACAGCCACGGACCTGAATGAGACTTCTCTGGAGTCTGCGGTCATTCAGATTGCCAAGTGGACTGACCAACGGGGCCTTCTGATTGCGGCGCGTCCGCGTCGGATCATTGTTCCACCGGACTTGATGTTTGTGGCGAGCCGTATTCTGGACAGCGAACTGCGTCCATCGACGGCGGACAATGACATCAATGCCATTAAGAACAATGGCACCATCCCCGAGGGTTACAAGGTCAACCATTACCTGACCGATACTAACGCTTGGTTTGTCATCACCGACGTTCCTAATGGGATGAAGCACTTCGAGCGTGCTGCCATGACCACGTCGATGGATGGCGATTTCAATACCGGTAACGTGAGATACAAGGCTCGTGAGCGGTATTCGTTTGGCGTCAGTGATCCGTTGGGGATCTTCGGTTCTCCTGGCGCGTAGCTCCACGACCACAGAGAGGGGCGCTTGCGCCCCTCTCTTCTTCCTGGGAGCAAGCAGCCCTAGCGACTGGCCCAGCAGACACTTACAGGACTCTAGGGCGAATCCTTTGTAAGGAGGTAATTCTATGGGAACGACACGTTTCACCGGCCCGATGATGTACAGTGGCGAGGGCCGTACCGTGGCAAGCGGCACTTGGTTCAAGAACCTGCCGCTGCAATTGAATCCGGATTATGTGGTTCAGTTCGATGACTTCACGGGCATTGCCGTTGATGGCACGAATGACTGGACTTACTCACAGCTTACCAGCGGCACGGGAGCTATTCTCGCTGATGCTGTTGGCGGCTGGTATGAGATTGCTGGGACAGGTTCGGATAATACCGGCGCATCCCTGCAAGGTAACGAGATATGGCAGGCGGAGGCCAGCAAGAAGCTGTTCTTTGAAACACGCATTGTTTCGACTGATGCGGATCAGATGGATATCTTTGTTGGTCTTTGTGAGAATGGCACTCTGGCAACAGGCGTTCCGTTTGCAACAAACAACCAGATTGGCTTCCTCGTAACGGACGGCGATGCCTCTATTAAGGCCGTCTGTGATAGCGGTGGGACCGAGACCTCTACGGATACGGGCATTGATTTGGAGGATGGCTCCGTTTCTGGGGGCACCATCTCTGGTGATCGTCGTCTGGGTTTCGTGGTAACCGGAACGGGTAAGGTCGAGTTCTATGTTGACCGCGTTCTCAAGGTCACGACCACTGATAACATTCCCACTTCGCAGCTTACGACATGGGTTGCAGCGGTTGCTGGCGAAGCCACTGCCAACAAGGTTGATTGTGATTATCTCTTCACAGCAGCCCAGCGGCAGACTGATGGCATGGTTCAGTACAGCGATCAGGTTTAGGGGCGCGATATGGCTGCTTCTAAAAAGATCTCCGATGCTTCAGCAAAGAAGCCTGCTTCCAAAGAGCCTATTCCTCCGAAGGGCAGTGCTGCCTACAAGGCGCTTGTTCTTTCCGGGAAGGTGAAGGAAAGTTCTTGATGAGAGCGGGGGGCGGAATGCCCCCCTCTTTCTTTATAGGAGGGTTCAATGGCTGATGCTGTAAGCACAACCACGATTCAGGATGGCGAGCGGCAACTGGTTGTCCAGCTTACCAACCTTTCTGATAGCACTGGCGAGGCGAAGGTTACCAAGATCGATGTTTCTGCGCTTAACAGCGATGCGCGTGGGAATGCCTGCAATGAGGTTCGTATCGAGGAAATCTGGGCACAGGTCTATGGCTTTGATGGTGTTCAGCTTTGGTACGATGCGGATACGGATGTTGTCGCCCTGAATTTAGGTGTCGGTTGGACGCACCAGGATTTCAGTTCTGTTGGTGGCCTGAAGATGTACGGGACAAACGCCACTGGTGACATTCTTCTGTCTACGCTGGGCACTGAGGCGAGCGGAGATGCGTATGAAATAATGATCCGGGCCGTAAAGTACTACGCCTGATTGCCGCTTCCAAAGGAGTTTCGGATGCCGGAGCAGTCAGCGTTGGTCTGGAATATTATTCTAACGGGTATAGCCGGTTCGTTTTTTTGGTGGGTTCGTGGCATGTCTCAGTCGATTGTTGATATCCGGCAGCAGATTTCCAATACGAGGGAGGAGGTTGCGAAGACCTATGCAACCAAGCCGGAAGTTGAGATGAGTATGGACAGGATTCTGGAAAGGTTCGACCGCCTTGAGGAAAAGGTGGATAGGGTTCTTGCTGCGAAAGCTGGGTTATAAGTTATTGAAAACACTAAGAAAAGCCTCTGGAACAAAGGGCTTAACTATTAAGGGGGGTCATAAGAGACCAACTAAGTCTGGGGCTGGCCTTACAAAGAAGGGGGTTGCCAAGTATCGCAAGCAAAATCCCGGTAGCAAGTTGCAGACTGCTGTTACGGAAAAGAGTCCTACTGGCAAGCGTAAGGCTAGGCGGAAGAGTTATTGTGCAAGGTCTGCTGGGCAAATGAAGAAATTTCCCAAGGCGGCCAAGGACCCAAACAGTCGGTTGCGTCAGGCCAGAAAACGGTGGAAGTGCTGAGTGGTGAGTTCAGATAGATTGTTGATGCAGAGAGGGGATTGTTATGCCAAATGTCGGGGGTAAAAAGTTTCCCTACACCAAGAAGGGGAAGGATGCTGCGAAGAAATTTGCCAAGAAAATGAAGGAGAAGAAGCCGAAGAAAAGGTCCGCCTAGATGGCGACTTCTGGCGCGACAGACTTCACTCTGGATATCGTTGATATCTGTGAGGAGGCCTATGAGCGTGCCGGTGTGGAGATG